CCGCTGACCGATACCGCCGAGGATGAACAGGCCGCCGCCGTCTGGGGCGCGCGGCTCAAGTGGCAGTACGAACGAGGGCTGCGAGTCCCGGTGTTCATGAACAAGGCGCGGCTCGACGGCAAGGCCGCCGGCTTCTGGGTGGCGAAAATCTACTGGGAGCCGGAAGCCAAGTGGGACGGCGAAAACCGCCGATGGCGCGGTCAGGTCAGGCTGACGCTCCTCAAGCCAGACCAGTTCGGGGTGGACCCGGAGGCGGAATCGCTCGCGGACGCCGAGTACGTGTACACTCGTCGCCGCGTCTCGCTCGAATACGCCGTCGGTCGCTGGCCGGAGCGCGCGGACGACATCAAGGCGGCGGCGTCCGCCGAGCCGAACTTTGACGAGGAAATCGGGCTGGGCGAGGCACAGGTCGCCGATTATGTCGGACTTGACGAGGCGGCCGTTGCCGGGGAACGGGCGACACCGCCGCCTGCGGCACGTGACTCGTTCCTGAGCAAGTTCGTGCGCGGCGAGTCGGACGTGGCGCAAGTCCCGTTCGGCAAGGACGAAACCGACCGGCCCACGCACGTGACCATCACCGAAATCTACTTCCGCGACCGGTCGCTGACGACAACCGATACGACGCGGCTCCGCCCCATCGCCGACATGGAGGCCGAGGGCGTTATCGTGCGCAAGCCCGCCGAAAGCGGCATCGGCTGGGGCTGGTATCTCGCCGACTCCGGCGAACTGCTCGGCGAAAACAACTGGCCGAGCGAGGGCGAACGGTACGAGGAGCCGGCGTACCCGAACGGACGCTACGTGCTCATGGCCGGCGACACCGTTCTGAACGACACGGACGACACACAACGCTGGCCGCATCCGCAGTGGCCGTTTGTCGTCGGGTTGCACTATCCGCTGCCGCACGTCTGGCAGGGGCTCAACTCGGTCGAACTGGTGCGCGGACTGCAAGACTTCCGCAATCTCGCCTTCACCCACCTGCTGAACCACGTCCAGCACTTCAGCGACCCGAACTGGATGGTCGAGGACGGCGCGCTGTCATCGCAGGTGCCCCCGGAAAAAGGAGCCATTGTGCGGGAACTCTCGCCGCGCGCCGGCGGGATCATTCGCGCAGCTCAGGGCCGGGCAGGCGGCATCAGCCAACTCAAGCCGCCGACGCTGGGCGAGGGGGTCCCGGCGGCCATCCGGCTCGCGGGCGAGGAAATACGGAACGTCAACGGCGTGCAGGAAGTGATTCAGGGCATCTCCTCGCACGGCGCGATGACCGCGACCGAAATCATGCGGCTTGAGACGAACAGCAAGCTGCGCGTCGGACTCCAAGCGTTCTACGAGGACGCCTTCATTCTGGAGATGATGCAGCACGTCCTCATGCTCGAAAAATACTACTTGCAGCCGGAGGACATGGTTGAGGTGCTGGACGACGAGGCGCGGCAGCAAATCGAGGCGCTCAACCCGCAGGCGACGGCAAGCGAGTTTGACCTTGTGCTCGACGTGGTGAACGAACTGCCTTACGACCTAGAGCGGGAGAAGCAGGAGGCGAACGTCTTGTACCAGATCATCGGACTGCCCTACCTGCCCTACCTGCTCAAGGCATATAACGTGCGGCGCAGAACCGAACTGCTGAACGAAATACCCGAGTGGGTCGCGTACCAGCAGTTCAAGGCGGCCCAGGAAATCGTCAGGTCACAGGAAGGAGCGCAAAATGCCGGAGAAGCAGTCAGCGGCGGCGGTGGCGGAGAAGCCGGAGCCGGAGCCGGAGCCCGAGCAGAAGGAGCCGTCGCAGCCGCAAGCTGAGGAGCCGAAAATGCCGGAGCCGATCGCGGTCGCCATCCTGACCGCAGAGGGCCTTCGACCCTACGTGCCCGGCGGGTCCGTGCCCGACCCCATGTCCGCCGGCTTGAAAAACCAGCGCGTCCTGAGCCTGCTTTACCGCGAGGAAAAGCGGCGAGTCGTCGTCCGGTACGCCGACGGCAGCTACGACGTGATGGAGAACGTGCCGATGATCGTCCGGTTCGAGGGCGAGTTGATCCGGTGCGAAGAGTGCAAAAACCCGGTGGACGAAACCGGCCCGAGGCGCGTCGGCCTGATGACCGTCTGCGCCGACTGCGCCGCCAAGTTCGCTCACCAGTTGCCAAGAGAGTAGCGGCATGCCAGAGGATTTCGAGCGATGCGTGCGGCAAGGCGGCCGGGTCCGCCGCAAGACCCTCAGCGGCGGCCGGTACATCAACATTTGCTACAAAGGCGGCAAGAGCTACGCGGGCGAGGTGCATCACGCAAAAGGCGACGCGGGCTCGGCCGTCTCGGCGAAAGCGAAAGGAAAGTAGCGGGATGGACTGGAGTGGTGCCAGCGCGGGTTCATTCCCCGATGATGCAGGTTCGATTCCTGCTCCCGCCACCAGGTCACTTGTTGTGGCTGCCATGCCCAATGCCGAAAGGACACGTGCCAATAGGAAAGCGGGCGTGGAATGGGAGTCGCTTCTGAACCGAGCCGGAACCGGCTGAATCAGGAGAGGTTTGATGCCAGACGACGCACTTGCTGGAAACGGAACTGGGATGGGGTTGACACAGGCTGAACTCGAGCCGATTGAGCCGTCCGGGCCGGTCGAGGCGCCGCCCGCGGAGTTCGTTGACGCGGACGAATCGCTCAACGACCCGTTTCACGGGCCGCCGACGCCCAAGCCCGAAGCGACGGACACGCCGCCTGAGCCGGAAGCGACGAAGCCAGAGCCGAAGCCCGAAGCCGAACCGGAACCTGAAAAGGAACCGGGCAAGGCCGAAAAGCCGGAAGCTGAGGCGGAAGCGCCACCGGTCAAACCCTGGGACGTGAAACGGCAAGAGGCCGACCAGCGCGCGGCCACGCTCGAACGCGAGGTTGAAAAACTTCGCGCCGAGAACGAAAAACTTCGGGCCGGGACACCGGAACCGAAGGAAACGTTCGACCTGGACGCCGAACTCTCCGAAATCGGGGAGGAACTCGAACAGGTCACGGCCGAGATCGAAAAGCTGGACGAACTCGACGACGTGACGACGATCAAGCCGCTGCTGCTCAAGCAGCAGAAGCTGCAAGCACGGCAACTCGGCGTGCAGACAAAAGCGCGCCGGGCTGAACTGCTGGCGTCCGAACGTCTCGCCGAAGAACGGAACATGGCCGCATACGACGCGATTATCGAGCGCGTGGTTGCGGAAGTCGGCGAACCTCACCGGAACGGGATCATTGCCGGAATGGGCGCTCTCTGGGGACGCCGAGGCTACGGCCCCGGCAACTACCCGGCGCCCGACCAGGTTGAGGACGCGGCGTTCGCCATCGGGCGACAACTCGCCCTCGCCAAGCCCACCCCTGCCAAGCCCGCAAGTCGGACGCCTGGCGTCAAATCGGACACGGGCCGAGGCGGTTCTGTCCCTGAGTCGAGAATCAAACCGGGTACGACCCGCGAGGTTCTTGACCAGATGAAATCGCTCGGCATGCTCGGCTGACCCCGAGCCGTCCGCGACTTGAAAACCGGGCAGACGTGGCATTGCCACGTTCCACGCCCAGAACATGGAGACGACAATGGCTACTCTGCCAACCGATCCGAACGCAAACGTTCAGGCGTTGGCGGGGGTCCTCTGGAAGAAAACGGTCGTCAAGTCGGTCGTTTACAAGCTGCCGGTGCTCGCCAAGCTTTTCGAGCGGCGGCAGATGGTGCTCAGCGGCAAGGCCATCACCTGGCCCGCGAGCAAGGCCACGTCCGAGAGCGTATCTCAGGACTATGGCAAGAACGACCCGCTGACCGTCGCGAAGGTCACGACGCTCGAGAATCCGTACCTCGAATGGAAGATGACCCAGACCCCCGTCACCTACGACATCGACGAGTTCGTCAAGACCGGCAATCGCGGGACCTCGGTCGAGAACCTCGTCAACTACTACGTGAGCAAGGCGCACGAGGCCACCCGCATTCACTTCATGGACCTGCTCTACGAGGTCAACGCGGCCTCCTCGGACTCCGGCAAGCCCATCCAGAGCCTGATCCAGCCGCTGACCCATGACAGCGCCTACGCTCACATCACTCGCACCATCGGCAGTGAGATCAACACCTGGTTCCAGGGCGCGTCGATTGACGAATCCTTCACGGACCAGGCGACGAACTACGCGCCGAGCATCGACACGGTGCGGAGAGCGATCGACGCGGTCCAGAAGTACGAGGCCGAGCGGGGCGACCTGCTCATCGTCACCGGCCCGACCATCCATCGCGCCCTCAAGGCGTGGGTCGAGTCGAAACGGATGAGCACGAGCGAAGGGTCGCTGGCCAAGTACGGGTTCGACTCGTTCACCATCGACGGCGTGGAGTGCGTGAAGGACAGCTACCTTCGCAACTCCGTGAAGTCGAACGCTCACAAGGTCATGTTCGTCCTGAACCTCGCCACCTGGGAGCTCAGGATGCACCCGGCCCGCGCCATGACCTGGATGCCGTTCAAGTGGCAGGGCGACCAGGAGAACGGCCTCGACCAGTGGGTTGCCCGGATCATGACGGTCGGCAACCTGATTTGCTACGATCCGAACAAGAACATTTACCTTACGAACGTCGCGTAAGGCCGAGAGGAGGTGACTACGAATGGGCGACAGCACTATCGACAGTGAACTGTTTGTCCTGTACGACCGGTGGCCGGGCGTTCCCCAGCCCGGGGTCGAGTCGAACCTGCTGGACGGGATCACCGGCGCAAGCCACCACAACGTGGCGACCGCCGCGTTCCCCGTCGGCACGAAGGTTCAGCTTCGGAACGACAACGCCGTGGCCGGTCAGCCCGGCCTCGCCACGCTCGTCTACCTGAAGTACGAGGGCACCGACGCGCCGACCGCCGCTGCGAAGCAGGTCTGCGTCCCCGACTCGGCCACGCTCTACTACGTCGTGACGAACGACCCGGACAACCTGATCAAGCTGCCGACGGACCTCGCGTGCATCATGATCTCCGCGATGACCGACGCCTACTACGGCTGGTTCTGGTGCGGAGGCATCTGCCCGGAGTCGCACGTCAGCGACTTGGGCGGCAACTACGCAACCGAAGGCAACGTCGAGCCCGGGCCGATCACGGCCCACAACCTCTCGGCGGATGCGATCGGGTTCGGCCCCTACGCAGCGACCGAGGGGTACTTCGGGTTCGCGCTCGCGGCGGATGCGTAAGCATTCGGCCGCATGTGCCATTGAGAGGAGGTGAAAACGAATGGCGGACAAAACAATCGACAGCGAACTCATCACGTTGACGGATCGCTGGCCCGGCGTGGCTCGGCTTGTCAGCGCCGGTGAACTGCCGACCGGCGGGATGACCGGCTCGACGCATCACAACGTCGAGACGGCCATCTACGGTCCGGGCGAAAAACTCTGCGTCTGGAACGACGTGGGGGTCGCCGGACTCGCCGGACAGGCCACGTTCATCTATCTCCAGTACGCGGGTACTGACGCGCCGACCTGTGCGGTCAAGCAGATCTGCGTGCCTGGGTCGGCCACGGTCTGGTATCAGGTCACAAACGACCCGGACTACACGACGGCCCCCATCGTGACCGGTTCCGCGCTCGCGTGCGTTGCGCTCAGCGCGATGACCGACACCTACTGGGGTTGGTTCTGGTGTGGCGGCATCTGCCCGGAAGGTCTCGTGACCGGACTGGGCGGGAACTTCGCAACCGAGAGCAACGTCGCCGCCGGGATGATCTGCGCACACGACCTGACGGCCGACGCGATCGGGCTTGGACCGGTCGCGGCGGACACGGAAGCGAGCATCGGGTTCGCGCTCGCGGCCGACGCGGCATAGTCGGACAACCGGCTTGGGTGCCCGGCAATCGGGCCGGGCACCCGCCCACTGAGAGGAGGTGAGAAAGCATGGGCGACTCTACTCTGGACAGCGAACTGTTCGTGTTGTTCGACCGCTGGCCGGGTCGCGCCGAACGGATCGAGGCGGACAAGAAGCCGCTGGGCGGCTTCACGGGCGGCACCCATCACAACGTCGGCACGCCACAGTACGAGGCGGGCAAGAAGCTCTGTGTCTGGAACGACGGGGACACGGCCGGGATCGACGGCATGTCCACGTTCATCTACCTGAAATACGCGGGCACGGGCGCTGAAACGCTCGCCGCCAAACAGGTCTGCGTTCCGGCCTCCGCGACCGTCTGGTCCGAGGTCACAAACGACCCCGACTACGGAAGCGCCGGTATCGTCACCGGCTCGGCGCTCGCGTGCGTTGCGCTCGGTGTCATGACCGATACGTACTGGGGCTGGTTCTGGTGCGGCGGGGTCGTGCCGGAGGCGCTGATCGCAGCGCTCGGCGGCGATTTCGCCACAGAAGGCAACGTCGTCGCGGGCATGATCTGTACTCACGACCTCGGGGCGGACGCGATCGGGCTGGGCCCGGTTGCAGGCGACACGGAAGCGAGCATCGGGTTCGCGCTCGCAGACGACGCATAGTCAACTTGGGGGACGGCGGGCGACCCCGTTCGCCGTCCACCCCTTCAGGAGAAAAACGATGGCAATCGTTGGCGAGAAGGTGAAGATGGCGTTCGCCGGCGGCCCGACCGTTATTTTCGGGCGGAGCGACGCGGATGGCGGCAGTGAAGCAGTCGTCACGGGCTTCAACAAGGTGCTTTTCGTCGTCTGCTCCTACACCGAGAATCCGGGCGACGTGCAGCCGTGCTACGCCACAGAAAGCTCCGGCACCGTGACGTTCACGATGACGAGCGGCAAGCAGATGGACTTCATGATCGTCGGCGTGTAGGGGATGCTTCGGCCCTGACGCAGAAAGGAGGGTCGTATGCTCCCGATGACCGCCGCGTCCATGTGTGACCTGATTGAAGCCTACACAGGGAACACGACGGCTGGGGCCGCGCTCGCACACGTGAATGTAGGGTACGCGCGAGTGCTCGGCGGGCTGATCCCCGGCAGCGTGCCCCCGCGTTCGCACATCTGGTCGTTCACCCGGCCCTACGCTGAAATCACGCTCGCCGCGACCGTGACCGGGACCGCAACGGGCGTCTATGACGACGATGCGGAGCAGACAACCATCACGGCCACGACCGGCATTTTCTGCCCGGAACATGACGGCGACACCATCACCGTCACGGACGTGGGCGACTTGACGATTGTGGACTACACATCCTCAACCGTTGTCGTCGCGGACGAGGGCGAGGACTTTGAGGCGAAAGCGGTCAGTCTCCCGACAAACGGCATCTACGACCTGCCGGCGGACTTCGGCGGACTCGTGAACGACCTGTTCTACCCGAACGAGGACGACGACTCGGAGTCCTACATTCGCACCGGCGCGGTCGAACGGATTCTGGCACTCCGGCGTGACAACCCGGACGTGGGCGACCCCGAACAGTGTGCCGTCGCCCCGAAGGCGTTCACGGCCGCGACCGGCCAGCGCTGGCAACTTTGGGTCTACCCGCGACCGGACGCCGCCCGCATCTGGCGCTACCGCTACAACATCCTGCCGGCGGCGCTCACCGACGCGGCCGTCTACTGCGTCGGGTCGCCGATGATTGACCTCGCGGTGCTCTACGCTGCTTACGCGAGCGCGGAGCATGACATGGCGCACAAGCCAGGCTACTACGAGCAGCTGTTCGCCCAACAGCTGGCGGGTGCCATCGCGGCCGACGCGCGCAACGTGCTCTACGAACCGCTGTCAACGAGGTATTCATGACCCGACTGGAGATGATGCCGGTGCGCGGGCGTGACCCGGATGCGGTGCCGCAAGTGTGGTGCGGCTACAACGGGTCAGACCCCGGCCACCCGCCGGTCGCGCTGATCGTGCTGCTCGTCCCGGAAGTCGAAATCCTTTACGACGAGGGGCAGATCATCATCCGCGCGTGCAAGGAGTAAACGATGAAAGACCCGGTTGAACGATTCCTGCTTGGCTTGGTTGTGCTGTGCCTGATCGCGGCCGCGATCTCCTTTCTGACCGGCTGTTCCTGGAGCCTGTTCGGCTCGAAGCCCGCTACGCCGGGAGCGCCCGCAG